GCTAAATTATCCGAAAGAGAAAAAGAAATTGATGCAATTAGAAAGGCAGCCGCTGCTAAATTAAAAGAGTTAAATGATAAAGAAGTTTTTGATTATCAGAAAAGTGGTAAAGCAATAGAAGCTCAAATAAAAAGTAATGAAGAAACTAAAAAGCAAATTAATGAACTTGCTCAAATTGAAATAAATAAAATAAATGCTAAGTATAATGCTGAAGCTGCTGAAAAAAGAAAGGCTGCTGCAGAAAAAGAAGCTGCGGAAACATTAGCAAGACAAAAATCATTAGAGGAAGCACAACTATCTTTAACTCAAGTTGCAGTAGCAAATAAATTAAAAGTTGAAGATGATGGAATTAATAACTTAGTTCTAGTATTAGATAAAGCAACTCAAAAAAAAATAGATGATGCACATAAAGAAAAATTACAAGCTGAATGGTTAGAAAAAAATAAATATGATTTAGCAAAACAAGGTTTACAAAGTGTTCAAGGTTTATCTGATATTTATTTTTTATTTAAAACTCAAAATTTAGAGAAAGGTAGCAAGGCAGAACTTGACGCTGCTAAAAAACAATTTAATATAAACAAGGCTTTACAGATTGCAAGTGCTACAATAGCAGGTGTTCAAGGTGTTCAAAATGCTTTAACTGAAAAAAGTATATTACCCGCTCCACTATCAACTGCTTTTAGAATATCAAACGCAATAGTTACAGGAATAGCATCGGCTGCTAACATTGCTAAAATAGCAGCAAGTAAATTTGAAGGTGGCGGTGGCGGTGCAACAGGCGGTGGTGGCGGTGGCGGTGGTGGTGGTGGAACTCCTATGCCATCAATACCCGCACCCCCAACAATAGCAACTTCTGCTAACAATACAAATCAAACAACTTCATTCGATGAAAGCGGTAAAAACTTAGATTTTAAACAGCCACAAATAAACGTAACAGCAACCGTTGGCGTTGATGAAATTGCAAATAAAACAAATAGAGTAAGTGTATTAGAACAACAATCAACATACATTTTAAAAAAAACAAAACAAATGGAAAATAAATTACCAATTTACTATGCTACGATTAACGAAGATTTAAGCGGCTTAGAATTAAAAGAGCAAGGGATACAAAATCTGGCATTAGTCGACTCACCAGCCATGCTTCAAGAATGGATTGCATTTAGCGAGCAGAAACCTTATGAGTTTAAATTTGCAATACAGGAAGAACAGCGTATAATCACAGCTCCAGTTATTGTTGCAGACTTACCGATATATCGTAAAGTTGACGATAAAGAATTTTACGTAGTGTATAAAAAAGAAACCAATATGCAGATATTACAAAAGTATATGCTAGATGGAAACCAACGCAAGGTAAAATTAACGCATGATACAACCGATTTATCAAAAGGTGTATTTGTATTTGAAGTATTTATATCGGATGCTAGTAGAGGTATTAAACAGCCTGAAGCGTTTGATTTACCCGATGGAACTATATTTTGTTCAATGAAAATTCATAATGACGATATTTGGAAAAAGGTAAAAAGCGGTGAAGTTAAAGGTGTTTCATTAGAGGGTTTCTTTGACTTGGAACAGGAAATTGAATTGGATCAAAACGAAATTGAAGCCATCATAAAAAATATTTTGTAAAAACCAAAAATAATACTATATTATATTAACGAAACTTAAATTAAATTAATATGTTATCAAAAGAAACTAAAGATGCTTTAAAATCAGCATTGTTAAAATTAGGAATTGAACTTCCTGCAACCAAAGTAGAAACTAAACTAGAAGATGTTGCGTTAATTGATGGCACTATGCTTTCAGTTGATAAAATGGAAGTAGGCGCAATGGCTTCATTTGTTGGTGCTGACGGAATGGTTATGCCAGCGGAAGGTACTTACGAACTTGCTGACGGAACTATGGTTACTTGCGTTGCTGGTTTAATTACTGAAATCATGCCTAAGGAAGTTGAAACGGAAGCGACACAAGCTAAACCATTAGAAGATGAAATGAAAGCTATCTTAAGCCGATTAGAGGCATTAGAAAAAGTTTACTCTAGTAAGCAAACTACTTTAGAAGCTGAATTAACTGAAACTAAAAAAGGTTTATCGGTTGCTTTATCTGCTATCGATGCAATGGATAAAAATTCCGTAGCGTTGAATTTAGAGGCAAACACTAAAACACAAAAAAACTATAACGAATTAACTCCTTTGGAATTATTCAAATTGAGAAAAGAAAATAGATTCGTTGGGTAAAAAATAATAAATTATAAACTAAAAATAAAAAACAAAAAACAAAATGGCAATATCTTATTCACAATTGGTAAGCATCAACGGAGTAGCCGCTGACCCTATCATCTCGGAAATAATTTTCGAAAATAAAACAGTATCTGAAGGCTTAGTATCTTTTGAAACAGGCATTAAGGCAGGAACTATCTTCACGGAAAATTCCAATACGGTGACGATGCAAAATTGGCAAGTTAACCCATCAGCATCAGGAACTATTGGAATTAACGATGTATTAATTACTCCCGTAAAGGTTGAGTATTTAGATTCATTTACTCCTAACGACTTACGTACTTCTCGTTTCAATAGAGACATGAAGCCGGGTGCATTTAATGATGTATCTGACGAGTTCGCTAAAATGGTTTTAAACGGTGTAGCAAAGTCAATCTCTGCTGACTCTGAAACTAAATTTTGGAATGGTTCAACTGCTGCAACTAAAACGGCTGTTGCTGCTTTAACTGCTGGCGTTTTAAATACACAAGTATCTACGCAAGAAAAAGCGTTAGTTGCTGCAATGCCAACTACATTATTTGATTCAGTTATCACACGTGCAATTTATAATAATGCTGCCGTTGGTGGTCGTATTAAAGTTGTTGGTACTGCTGCAATTTCTGCTGGTACTATTGTTGCTCAATATCAATTAGCTTACGCTGGTATTGTTGCTGAAACTTTATCTGCATCTGACGAAAAAGCATACATCTACGCTCCACGTTCACACAAGCAATTAATCAATATTGCAAATGTTAACTTGACATACAGAGATGTATTTAGCGTTGATATGGTTGCTGATAAATATTATTACTTAGGTGTAGAAATTAAATTTGTGCCAATTGCTGAGAACGTTATTTTTGTAGCGTTACCAAGTAACATCAAATGGTGTACGGATTTAATGGAAGATTTAAACCAAGTAATGATTGACAAGTTCCCTCAACCTCGTAAAGATTATTTTTACGATGTAGTGTTTACTATCTTTGCTCACGTAACTAACCAAAGATTCAATACGTTATACGTAGGATAAATAAATTAAAAAAGTGGTTGCAAATTGTAACCACTTTATTTTTTAACATTATAAAAATATAAAAAGATGCCTTGTCCATTAACTCAAAATTACGTTTTAAAAGACTGCTTAACAACCGCTGGCGTAGAGTCATGGTTGGTAACTCCTTTTGCAAACGTACTAACTACAACGCTTACAGCGAATGTAGTAACTGCAATTACTAAAACACTTGCATGGAAATCATACGCACAGGAAACTGAACAATCAATGTGGTCTTATACTGGCGCGGGAACTAACGCAAATGGTACTAAGGCTTATGACTGGTCTTGTACTATCAAAACAAATGGTTTAAATACTTTAGATCAACAAGAATTAGATACTTTATTAAGTAACAAAGTTGTATTAATTGCTAAGATGTATAACGGTGAATATTGGATGCTAGGACGTACTTTTGGTTCAACTGCAATTGATTCAGCATTTGAATCAGGAACTGCAATGGGTGACTATCAAGGTAGCACACTAACTATCAAAGGTCGTTCAAACGTGCCTGCTGTTAAAGTTGATACTGCAATTATTGCTGGTTTATTAGTATAATAAATAACTAATTAATATTTTATAAAAAGGTAATCTAATCGGTTGCCTTTTTTTTATTTTTGTAAAAGTTTAAAAAATTACTATATTATATTAGTGATATTAATTAATAAAAATACAACTAACAAAGTAATTTTAACGCTTAGCGAAAAGACTACTTTAACGAATGCTGTTTATTTATTTGAGGTTACAAACGATATGAGTAATGCAGTAAAATGTTTTATTGCAGCGGATATAAGTGCGAATAAATTAAGGTATAATGAATTTGATTTTATAGAGAATGTAACTGAAAATTTATTAAATGGTACTTTTAGTTTAGAGCTTAGTGGTTTCTATAAATACAATGTTTACGAGCAAGTAAGTGCAGTAAACTTAAATCCGTTATTAGCTTTAAATTTAATAGATAAAGGTAAACTGAATGTAGTATCTCAATTAGGAACTTATCCAGTTTACACAGGCAATCAAAATACAACGATTATATATGGCGGTTAAATTTCAATACATAGATAACAAGCACATGATGTCATTTAAGGCTATGCCTAAATTGATATTTAGCGAAGATACAAAAGGTTACATTAAGTATGGCAAGGATAATTTATATCCACAAGAATTGGTACGCTTATTTAACGAGCATCCTGAACACAGAGCAATTGTTAATCGTAAAAGCCGTTATATTTTTGGCAAAGGAATTAAGGCAGTTAATGAAGTTGATACAATTAAAGTGCAAACATTTGTTGACAATTTCAATCGTAAAGAATCTTTAAATCAATGTGGCAAAAAACTTACTACAAATACTGAATTATTTAACGGTGTTTACGTTGAAGTAATTACCAACTTACAAGGTCAACCGATTGAATTTTACTTTTTAAATTCTGCTAATTGTAGAATTTCCGAATGCGAAACAAAATTATATTTTTCTAAAAATTGGAGTAAAAATACTCAAAGTAGAGATATTAAAACAATTTATAAATTTGAGAATAACGGAACTGCGGGAACATTTTTTATTGACTTTAAATATTACACAGCAAGCGCATCAAAAATAGAAAGCGTTTATCCGACTGCTCAATATCAGTCAATTGTAAACGATATTAATACGGATATTGATATAAGCACTTTTAATAAGAATTACTGTTCTTCGGGTTTTTCGGTGGGTAAGATCATAAACTTCTACAATGGACAGCCGACAGATGATATGATTCATTCAATTGAACGTGCATTTAAAGGCACTTATACAGGCGAGAACGGAGAAAGTTTAATGATTACTCACTCCGATAGAGATGACAAAGCACCCGAAGTAGTTGATGTATCGGTAACTGATTTGGCTGAAAAATTTGCGTTTACTTCAAAGCGTGCAATGAAAAAAATATTTGCAGGTCACGAAATGGCGCCTGAATTATTTAATATAAAATTTGATGATTCATTCTTAAGTGGTTCACCCGATTTATTAATTTTGCAAGAGTTATTTGTTAAAGGATATATTGAGCCACGTCAAGCTGACTTATTAGAATTTTTATCTTATTTATCATTTTTAAAGACTGGTGAATATTTAGAGATGATGTTTGAACCGATTAGTTTAATTGGTGCAGATTTATCAAACGACCAAGATTTAACGCAAGACGAACGCAGAAAGTTAAAAGGATATGAGCCATTGGTTGCTATCCCTACTGATATAAACGGACAGCCATTGCCTATAACTGCAACAATTACAAACGATAATTTAACAGGGCTTAGTGCTGCCGACAATGCCGATATGTACCGAATTGTTAGAGATTACACTAAAGGTAAAATTAATGAGCATTTAGCGGTAACTAGATTAACTGCTTATGGCATTGATGAAAATCAAGCAAAGAAAATTTTAGGTATTGAAGTTAAAATGAGTAGTGAAGTTGATAGCGTGTTAATGGAACTATCACAATGTGGCAGAGTAGAAGATCCATCAACTTATATTGTATTAAAAAGAGAAAGAGTAAAAAGTTCGGTTGATGCTTTAAAATACGAAAGGCAAATAATGAAGTTTGCCGATGCCTTAATCATAACCGTACAAGAACTAGACAACGCTGTTTTGAATGCCTTAAAAGGCAACCCTAGTATGTCTATTGATGAAATTGCAAAGATTACTCAAAGCGAATTTTATAAAGTTGAGCAGTCAATAGGTAGGTTAATTGATAAAGAATTATTAACCGATTCAGTTAGTGGTTTTAAACCAACTGCAAAGGCTTTAGAAAAAAAAACTGAACCAATAGAAAGTGACGAAATTTATACTATTTATAAATACGAATTAAACCCCGATAAACCTAGTCTTTTACCTGGTGGTAAATCTCGTAAATTTTGTAGTGATTTAATAGATTTAAATAGAGAATATACCTTTGAAGAGATTGATAGAGTTAGATTGCCAATAGTTGGAAAAAATGTAGGTGGTACAAATATTTGGGACTATCGTGGCGGGTATTATAATAACCCTAGCACAGGACAAACTGACCCCGATTGCCGACATTTATGGATGGCAGAAACTCGCTTAAGAAAAAAAGATAAGAAAAAATAACATGGCTGACGTATTATTCATACAAGAGGATTACTTTAAAAAACTCGCTGGAGTTGATGGTAACGTGGATTGGAAAAAGTTAGAAAGCACTATTATTATGGTGCAAGATATTTATATTCAAAAAATATTAGGCACGCAATTATATAACGACTTAAAAACTAAAATAACTGCTAATCCAACTTTGTCAACGTACCCAAATGAGAAAGCACTTATAAACGATTATATAGCTAAAGCACTTTGTTGGTATGTAAAAATGGAAGCGTCACCAGACTTTAAATTTGCGTACCAAAATAAAGGCATTCAAGTAAAAGGTTCAGCGGATTCAAGTTCAGCGGATATTAGCGACGTTAAATTTTTAATGGATAAATGGCGCATTCATGCAGAAAGATACGCACAATTAGTAACTGATTATTTAGTTGAAAATACAGCAACCTTTCCAAAATATTTAGAAACAAGTAACACTGGCATGAATCCAACGGTACGCAATTACACGAATGGAGTGGCGATGCGTGGTGACTTAGACTTTGGGAATGAAGAATTTAATCGTTTTAATTACTGGCGCAGACACGAAGAATAAATGCTAACATTAAATCAAGACATAGAATTATTTAAAAACTTTGCTTTAAAACACAAAGGCATAAACTCATTTTACTTTGGTGACGAAAGTGAAGCGGACACAAACGTAGAAATTGTTTATCCTTTTATGAATGTTATTTTACAAGGTAGCAGCATTACTGAAGGGGTTGTTAGTCGTAAGTATATGATTGTGATTAGTGACTTAGTAAACAAGGATATAAGCAACGTAAATCAAATACTAAGCGATGTAGAGCGATTATGCTATGACTTGCCTAACTATTTAAGGCAAGT